CACTTTGCTCGGCGATTGCTTCGGTCGTCTGTGCCTCATTTTCAATCATTTGCTGCGTGGTAAGCTTATGCTGCGCCACCAACGCCTGATCGCGAGAGGTGTTAATCCGAGCCTGATAGTTACCTATTTGATCCCCCAGTTCCGCGCTTTGGCGCATTTGTTGCTGTTTCTTAAGATCATATTCCTTTTGCGCCTGGGCCACTTCGCGCTGTTGTATACTCGCCGCCTCGGCGTCATTAGACGCCATTTGAGCATCGATGGCCGCGATCTGTTTCTTAATCGCCAAAACCTTTTCCGGTGTCTTCGCCGCGGCCTCTTCGGCTTCGAGAATATTTTTCTGCGCGCGTAACTGATCATTTGCCGCTTGGGCCGCTTGACGAATGGCCTGCGTCTGCAAGTTCACCAATTGCACTTGCGCCTGGTTGCCTTCGAGGAACAAATCCTTCTGTTGCGGGTCATTTGTTTGCGCCGCGAAGCTTTGACGGATTGATTGTTCCTTTTTAACCTGACCTTCAAGGTATTGAATCTTCTCCGCCTCGATAGCGTTTGCTTGTTCCTTGTTCGACCCAGCGAGGGCGATTTGTTTATTATATTCCGCCTCTTTCAAGGCCGTTTGTTGATGAAGAACTTTTAGTTCTTCGTTCATTTTTCGCAGTGCTTGGGCGGAATTGAAGGGCAGGGGCTTTTCGCCCTGGTACCCATGACCTTCATGCGGCGCCGAGTCGTCAAACATACTCCGCGGGTTGGGGGATTTGAAACTCGCCGCCCACGGTTGATTGCCCCGTTGACGCTGCAACCAACGTGCCGCGGCGTCCTGCACCTCCGGCGGTGCATCACTCGCATGTGCGTATTTCCCTCCTTGCCCAATCGCGGCACTGGCTTCACGCCAAGTCGGATCGTCAAATTGATATGCCCCGTAATGCCCACCCTGTTTCGTTACCGGCCCAATTGCTTGATAATTCCCCCCACTTTCATCCATCTTAATCTGTTCAATCGTGCGTTTATCCGGCCCTTGAAGGTGCAACTGGGCATAATCTTCATCAATCGCATTCTGATTAAACGGATTAAACGAATCGCTAAACGCCCGCCAAAACAGCTCCCATTTATTCTGACTCTGCGTTAAGTCATACCACCCAGTAGCGGCGTCGTTCAAACTTTCGACCATCCGCGTGAGCCAGTCCAAAACCCCCGTACTGCCCGACATTGCCGTGAAATGTTCTCCCAAACCTTGCATCGCCTCGGACAACCTACGCGATGCAACGGCGGCCTTTTCCAATCCCTGGGCTAATTGAGTGTCCAATACACTTCCGGTTTCCGTTGCCGCCTGTTTGTTTCGCGCTAATTCCTCATCCGTTTGTTCCAAATACGGCACCAATTGCTCGAATTGCCGCCCGAACAACTGATGAAACACCCTCGTACGTTCAAGCGAATCCCCCATGCGCTGCCATTTTTCGCGCAACAATTCGATCATATTCGCCGGGTGTTGTAACCCATCGGCCAATTGCGAGAGGGATATTCCAAGTTCATTGAACGAATCGCGGGCCTTTGACGTAGGATTATTAATCCCCTCTTCGATTTGCTCTGACAAAACCCCAAACACGCGCGAAAGGTCTTGGCTCGACCCGCCGGCGAGTTTCATTACCTGTTCGAGTTCAGAGAAATCCTTAACACTCATCCCTACGGATTGGGCATTGATTCGTGTCTTTTGCGCAAATTCACCCATGCGCTCGGTGAATTCGGAAAACCGCGAGGCGGCCATAATGGCCATCAAACCGCCAACAGCAACCCCCAACGCGCCGATCGGTAAATTGGCATCTCTTGCCGCTGCGCCCAATGTCGCAAAAAACTGCCCACGGCGACCACTGGCCGCTTCGTCGAACATCGCAACCAAATGCCGCATTTCACGCGACGCTCGACGCGATCCAATAGCTACGTTTTCTAAATCCGTGGGTATCGCACGCAATTTGCCCAAGCCGCTAGTTACAAACCGCACTTTCATCTGCGGGGCGATCGTTTGCGCGAATTTAAACGCCTCACGCTCGCTTTGCACTTGTTCTTGATTATATCTTCTCAACGCATCCGTCGCACGACGAATTAACGCCTCTTGTTCGCGGTAATGCTCCGAGACGTTCGATTTGGCCGCTATTGATTCCTGATACTTAAACTGTTCCAGGTTCAATTTTTCTTGTTCTTGCGTCGCACGTTTAATCGCCTCGGCTTGTTCGCGGTAATGTTGCGCGACATTATCCGTCGGGGCGATTGATTCTTGAAACTTGAACTGTTCCTGATAATACTTATCCAGCGCGCCTGTTAATTGCCGAATTTGCTGTTCTTGCTCGCGATAATGCGCCGCAATGTTCATTCCCGAAGCGGCGTAAAACGAATTGGTGAATCTATTTCGTTCAAGAGCAATGCGCTCTTGTTCCTGTGCCGCTTTTCGAGCGGCATCGGTCTCCGCGCGCAACACCGCGGCCCGAACATCCGCCTCGGCCATTCCCGAGTGCGGAACCTTAACTCCCACACTTGTCGCGCTAATGCCTTCCGCCCGACGCGCAGCATCAGACATTTTCTGATACCACACCGGCCACGCATCGCTCGATGCCTGTATCTCACGCGTAATGCGCTTAACATCATTCGCCATCTCGGCCGCAGCACTTCTCGACGCCGCGGCCATATTCGATTGCATATTGGTCATTGCACCAATCAATCGACGAAGCCGTTCGGCCTCATCGCTCAATTTGTGCATCGCCTCAATCGGCCCAGTATCAAGCGCCTGAGCCATTTGATTCATTCGAGCGAATTGCGCTTCGATGCTGCGCAATTCATTTCTCAACAAGCGCAATTGATCCGAAAATCTATCTTCGGAAGTGATACTAAACCTGAAATCAGTCATTGACCTAATCCTTATAACTCTTCATCACGCTCAATCACTGATGCCAATTGCGCTTCGATCCAGGGTTTTTGCTGATCGATTAATGCCTGATAATAACTCGAATACTTAAAATACGGGTGTTTATATACAAATGTAGTATATATCGGTTTACCTTCACTTGAAACAAAGAACATCACCCGGGCGTTTTTCACACCGAAACTATAATACCCCGATTTATTCCTAACCTCGATAAACCCGACGATGTCGTTACCGTATTGTTCCACACCGGCGTTGATAAATGACTTATCGATATACATCCCCGGTTTGACTCGATCGGCTTGGGCTTGTATCGTTTCAAGAATCGCCCGCACCTTTGCCCTGATTTCACGCCGCAGGCGTCCGGGAAGTTTACGAAGATGAATGGTTTCTGTGACTTGAAATTGTATCATATCTTCAACTTCCCGCCGCCTTTCAGCGATTCATACATCCGCCGGGTGTTTTCTAGGGCTTCCTTTTGTCGCAACTCGGGGGATTTGTAGCCTAAATATCCCGCCACCAACCAATTAACCGGCGGGTGGCGGGAATAGGCGCGCATCAACGCATTGTACCGTTTCATCGTATAATTCTTCGCGATTTTCTCAAAATCCCCCGCGAAGATACCATTTGCCGCTAGGTCGGCGACGATGGATTCGATGTCCCAGTCCCATCCGCCGTCGCCGCTCCGGCGTTTCCCATTTCAAATCCCGAAATCTCCATCAATTGCAAAAACGTCGGACCGAGGTTGCGCATTTCCTGAACGGTACAGCGTTTTGCCAATTCATCGGGGTTTTTATCAAGCGCGCAGGCGATGATATTCACCACCTTGCGCGCGTAAGACGTCCAACTGATTTCCGGCCCCAAGGTTTTTAGATCATTTTCACAATTCTCCAAAACCCACAACGTGAGAGCCGGGACCGAGATTTCTTCACCGCCGATGATAAATGTGACGGAATTCTTGTCAGACATGAAAGTGTGATCCTTAAAATATCAATTACTGCGCCACAGCGGCCAGACCGACCGACCAAAGCCCGACATTGCCCGCCGCGTTGGCAAACGCCGAGAAATCGAGGTCTTGAATCACATAATCATCAATCCTCGTCGGGAAAGTCAATCGGCTCGAAACGCACGAATACAGCTGCAGAACCGTTTGCGTGTTTTCGAACGGCTGATACAACGTCACCTGAAACCGCGGCGTAGTGCCCATAAACGGATTCCCGATCGCAATATTCGCCATCGGGGAATTTTGGGTGTAGGTATAATTCACCAAAATCCCCTTGGAGGCGTCATAGGTCGAAAATGCATAAACGCCCGTCGTGGGATTGAACGTATATTGCGCACTGCCCGGTGCGGAAGTGGTAAGGGTCAATTGCCCACCGTTCGATGCGTAAAACACGCCCATATCCTGCAACGGCGTCGAGGCGCTATTCGCCACGGTGTAAGTCGGCGCACCGGTGCTAAGGGTCGTAGATTCGTTATACGCAAAATTCTGCGACCCCGTATAACTCACCGTCTGACCGAAAAAGATCGAATTATACATTTCGGCCGAAATCTGCGCGACTTTGGCCTTGCCGGTGATTTTCACCTTACCACGCGCCGAGTCGATCGGAAACTGTTGTGTGGACCACAACATTTTAATCTCCCCGTCGAAATCAACGGTGACGTCTTGCAATGCCCCGAAACGGGTCGGGGTTTGATTCGGAATATCATTTCTCACCGCGGTCAACAGACCGCTGCCAAAACCGAACTCCATGATTTTCACTCCTTTTAAGGCAACAAAATTCTAACCGGTAACACCAACAACGCAATGCCGTCGATGTCACCGGGGTCACGAATAAACACCCCGTCTTGCCGGGTGATTCTCACCCAATATGCAAGACCATTCAACGTCAACTCTTGTCTCGCCTGATCATCCGGTGCCAAGGCGGTTTCCAACGCGCTTTCAAAGATGTCTAAATAATCATCCCCAATTACATCATCCGCACCGGTTGACGCGTAACACCAAAAACCCATGTCCAAATATCTACGCGTCAATCGGCCAACGCCTTTTGTTTCATATCCTTCTCGATGCTGAACCAAAAACATCGCCGGCATTTGCGATGAATCGATTTGATTAAACATTTTCAAACGCCGGCTTGTATAAACCCACGTCGTGGAGTTGTTAACCGGCGCAGAAAACGTCGCCTGTTGACCCAAAGCAAACAGGGCGTTTTTTATCGCTTGTCTATTAACACTCACGACGCGAAATTCCTATCCAATGTTACGTAATGAATTTCAACCACATCCAATTCCTGCAAGATTTCTAACACCACCTGCGGATCGAATTCCTTGCACGAATATAGATCAAATTGTGCGTATGGTTTCGTGGCGCGATCCCAGATATGAATCGATACGTGGCTTGTGGTTAAAAGCGCAATGCCCGTGATACCCTCATTCCCCGCGTCGTAACACGTTGCAACATGCGGGCCGGATAGCACATTCATGTCGATCTCTTCGACCAAATGTTCCAACCATGCACGTATTCGGTTCTCAGTAAACCGCGTAGGTTTCTGAAGCAAAATCGAGCAAACCATGTGAATATGATTTGGAACAAAGGTCATCGAAGGTCAACCTCTAAAAATAATTATCCGCATTCACCTCAATCCGCTGTTCACCAATGTGAACAACAAACCGGGCGCCTTTGGATAATTTGTCTAACATCCAACTTCTAACTGGTTCAGTGCGCCATGCGTTCGGGTGTTTTTCATCGCAATGGGCGTTTAACAACAACGGGTCCTCAGTGTCCTGAGGACCGAATACCACATGACATTGATCCGGGCGTAGAAATCTCGGCAATGCCTGTTCGCCCTCGATGATTTGCGAAACCAACCACACACAATGGAAACTTTTACACGCCCCCAAGGTCGGATCGGAATCTTTCAAATGATGCACTCGGCAACCACCATGAATGGTTGTATTCCAACAACGCATCCTTGGCGGTTTACCGATATCCGGTACGCCCAGTAACACACAACACAAATTACACGCGCCGCAATCACGCATTGGTGATTTCGTGATTCGGTAAAATCACGCCGCCTTTCGTTGTGTGTTTAAGGTCCACATGCTTCCGGGTCATCGGGGCAAAGGACGCGACGAGGTCTTTGATTAATTCTTCCCTCGCCCCCGCGGGTTCAACTTGCGCCACTACAGAGCACAAATGATTCAACAACATCCCCAACACCTTATGAACCGGCACGCCCATGCGCAGGCATTCCAATTCATACGCCGCGAGGGCATTGCCGAACGGTTTAAGCAACAGGTCCGAAATCGCAGGAATGGAAACATTCTCGGTCATTGTTACATTTTTCCTTTGCCGGGCATCGAGGGAACGAGGCGCACGATGTCATTTTCGTCGATATATGACCCGATTTGAACCTCCACCACCTCGGCATCGATCCAGCCGGGGTTATGGGCGGAATGATACGCGCCCAATGGAATATCAATCCACTCGCCCTCGGTTAGTGTATGATCTTCATCATTAACCGTCACAATCAACGTACCACTGACAATAACCCACAATTCCTGCCGGTGATAGTGCATTTGATAAGACATCGTCGCACCGGGGGAAATGATCAACGTCTTCACTCTCGCCCGTTCAAAGTCCTCCAAAACCTCATATCTGCCCCATACCTTTTCCACAATCTCACCGCCCATGGTTTTCACTCCTTACACATCCGCACCAATTGCCGGCGGGATGACGTTGACGTATGGTTGCAACATGTATTTTGCATACAACGGGATACCGGTCGAGAGATCGAATTGCATCGTTTCTTGGCCCGCGAGACCTTGACCTCGCACCGCAACGCGCTTGCGATACGTCGCTCGTTCGGCGATCATTTCCAAACACACTTGTTCTAAATCACTCGGGATGTAACCGTAATTGATCAATAACCCTTGTGAGATGTCAGAGGGATTGAAGATGTAAACGTTCGTGGGCTGTGCGGCATCGGGTGCCGGCGGGGTGTAAAACCCCGGTGACGGATTCGGGTTATTCACCGCGACCAATTGAACACCGGACGATTTATAAAACACCCCATTATCACTTGCCCAGATGCCATAAGGTGCCAACGGCTGCCACGTAGGGGTCAATGGCACCTCATTTGTCACCCCGTAACCGAACGTGTAATTCAAAACCACATTCTGATTACCCTGCACAAACCATGCATTGATTAATTCCAAATCATATGCCTCACCAGGCGGAATGCCGTTCCACGGAACAATGCGGTAACCATAAACCGGCGCGTTGATATTCGGCGTATTGTTGTTAATCTGCGGTGCAACTGGAATGTTAATGCCGGAGATGATCAATGAATTTACTTTAATAATCGGCCACCCCGCTGGGACCAATTGCTGCGTGCCTTGGCCGTTGTAATATTCTGTCACTGTACGCGGAATGATTAAACCGCGGTTCAAATACCCGAGAATAAACCGCGAAATCCGAGTGATCAATGGGCCTAAAACCGCATCACTCGGTGGGGAATCGAGATATGCCTTGGCAGTTGCCAAAACAGTTAAATCACCACCTAACAGTGACATCTAATCCCCCTTCTTTTCGTCGTCATCATCCTCTTTTATTCCGTCGCGTAGGTTGTTGTATTTAGTCTGCGCTTCGTGCAAGCGCAGAACCAACGAATCACACTTGGCCGCCATTTCCTCCAATCGAGCGCGGAGTTCTTGATTTTCACTCAAAAGTGCATCGTTTCTCGCCGCCAATTGTGAAATGGCATTGTCCTTTTCGGGTGTTTCCTTTGGCAAATCCTCCGGTGCACCTTCACCTGGTACGGCGACCTTGAACCCGGGAATATCCAGGATCAAAGGCGCGAAATGATCCGGTGCACGGAAATAATGCGCTTCGTATTCATTCCCATCCTTATCAACCGCCATGCCGAGGAATTCCGTGCGGAACTCCTGCAACTGAATGGAAATAAAATCCAGACCGCGCGGAAATTCAAACCACATTGTAAAGTGATCCTTTAATGGATAAGTGACGCGTGAAATTATCACGCGTCACTTAACGAGGGTTGGAACGTTGAACCTTAAAACGTCATCGTTCCGGTGGACGGGTTCTTGTTCGTGATCAGGGCAAACGCCGGCGAGAAATACAGCGAGAATACCTCATCGACATACACGCCATATTCATAACGCCGCGATTTCCACGGCCACTGAACCTGATAATAATCCTGCCGAACCCGTGCCTCCAACAAATTCGCCACGCTGGAAAGTTCATAGGGCGACCGATCCGACCAGAACATAATCGTTCCAGGCGGCAAATACGGGTGCACTTCAACGTCAAGCGTGTTGTTAAAGAACTTGTTCAGATACGACGTGACCTTTCGACCCGCAACAATGCGCCCGGTTTCCTGATCGGCGTCAAAGAAAATCCGATACAGGTTCGCCGCCGAACTTTCGGTCAACATCGCGCCGAAAGTATCAAGCATATCCGCGGCCGAGATCAGAATGCGATCGTAGCCCAATTTATACTGATCATAAGCCGCGCGAAGAACCTGGTCGAACTCGAGGATATTAGTCCCCGAAAGGGTCAAACCGCTATTGCCGGTGGGGCAGTTGTAAATGATAGACCCGCCTTGAGACAACGACACGCCCGACGGGAGAATCGGATTCGTCGCCATCGCTTGACCCGGCGACGGACCAAGGATCGCCCCAAAGATTTGCGGCAAAATCCCATCCGGCAACAGGACGTTGGTGCTGTTATCTTGCGGGTTGCCATTCACATACAGCGACGACAGCGGCTGATTGGTACTCGCGGGGATTTTAGTGAAGATCGCTGCATTCGACGGGGTGATACCGGCCAAATACATGTTGCTAGCAGCACCCGACGAGCCTACAAACCAAGCGTAGGCCATTGCACCCGGAACAATCGACACATTCGCCGAAATGACCTGAGTAGTACCGCTCGGGGTCGCGGAGGCAATAGCACTCGGCGCAGCAGAACCGCCACCGAATACATCCGAACTTCCATCCGCATTGATCTTCGTCACCTGACCTTGAATACCGCCCAAACCGGTCGCAGAATTATACGCAGTATAATTCACAAATCCCAAACCGGTCATCGCGACACAAGCGACATAAACCGCTGAACCAGTAAACGACGAACTTCCACTCGGAGTCGTAAGCGTCGGAGTGGGAGTTGTGCCCAGCGGCATCGAAGCATTGGCATTAATCAGGATTTGTTCTTCCTGAATCATCAAGCTCCGCAACGCGGATTGAATACTAATGCCCAACACTTCCGGCGACAGATTCCGGGACCCCAATCGGGCCTCGAACGTGACGGACGATTCCAGACCGAGGGTTTTGTACGCCGCGGTCATATCCTGTTCGGTGATCGCAATGCGCGCACCACGATTACCTTCCGAGACACCCGCCGAAACGTTGTTCGGATTGATGTTCACAATCCGCTTCCAGTGATACGCATTACCACCATCGGCCTGAACTCGCGGGAGTTTGGAAATCCTCGGAATCAATTCCCGATACGGGTAAAGCATCTGAACGACGGGTTTGAGATCGTACCAAAGCAGATTCGTACCCTGTTGGATCGTATCCGCCTTGGTCAAACCCTTAGCTTCGAGATATTTGTTAAACTTTTCATTGGCCATCAAGGCTTGCAGGAATTCATTCCCGATGCCATTCGGGCCGGTAAACGGAACCGTAACCATGTTATAATCCTCTCACATTTAACGCATTGTTAGATTAATTCATGCCCGCCGTGCCGTGAAAATCGGCATCGAAGACACTTTTACCCATACCGTTTAGAATCATATTCCCAATGACCTTGCCGACGGCTTGTTTACGCACTTCTTCTTCACCCGACGCCAATGCGGCCGGATCGACGCCGTTAAACAACGCATTGGCCTGAGTTTTATCCTTGACGCCCAATTTAGTCACGTCGAAGGCATAAGGCCGCTGACGATTAACGCCCGGAAGCGGCAGGGCTTCCAATGCTTCAGCCTTGCCTTCAGCCCGCGCCGCACGTTCAATGAGTTCAACCATTTCCGGCGTGATCTTTTTTGCCATCTTCGGATACGGGGTTTCCATGTTATAGGTCACCGGCTCCGAACCTTTACCGGGACCGCCCGGGCTGGCGGTTGCAAGATCAGCGGGGGACAATTCCTTAACACCCGCCGGAACTTCATAACAACCCGCTTCCGGATCGGTTACTTCCTGCCCTTTCTGCCCAGCGCGCGGCGCGGCCTTTTTCAAGTGCATCGACGCGGCCTTAGAAAACGTCCGGGCTTTAGTCAAATGCTGATGCGCCTCAGAGACCTTTTCCATAACCTTTTCCAGATCCATATCCGGATCATTCGCGTTCTTCTGCGCATTCGCCCGCTTAGCGAGATACGCACTCTTGCACATCGCATGCGCGGCCTTCATGCACTTATCGGCATTCTTTTGCGCCATGCGGGCTTTTTTCATATTTTCGCGTGCCATGTGAAACCGCTGCGCCCGCGAAGGATTCTTCGCGGCCTTAACCAGGTTCATAATCACGCTGTCGAGATTGTCAGTAGTCATAGCAAATCCTTTTTCAAAATAATCCTCATCACTCACCTTTTTTGTGAGTGCTTTGGCACGTTTGGTGATTTCCTTATCACTGATCGTTTTAAGCTCGGGGATGGTAACGGGCGCGGGGACCTTAACCCGTTCCATTTCCGCCGCTTTGATCAACGACAAGGCGTATTTTTTAGTATATGACTCAGGAAGCTTAATTCCCAATTCCTTCGCTCGGCGGCGAATAAATCGCTTGGCCTTTTCCGGGTTTTTTGCATGCCCGACAAGGCGTTCGGCGTTGACCAAATCCTCTTTGTTTTCAATCGGAAAACTGCCATCCGGCAGGGCTTTGCCTTCAGACGCCAGTTCCTTGCGCTTTTGTTCCTTAAATTTCCGCTTTGCGAGCTTTTTCGCGCATTTCGGGCAACCAGCCATACCGTGTTTCTTGCACAACGGCTGATTATCCATTTTCACGGGTTTCACCGGAGCGGGTTCGAGGTCAGTTTTATTTTCAGCTTTGGACAAAACCTCGACGGCTTTTGCCAAGTGATTAATCACTTTAACCTCCGGCCGCTTAGGCGTTTTGGCTTTCACCAAATACGCCCCCTCGCTCGCGGTTTTAGCGCTTTTCGACACCGAAATCCTACAATCGGGATTCGATGGGCGATCGACAACGGAGATTTCGACCAATTCAATCTCGGTGATTACATCACCGCTTTTCGCCAATTTGCGTCCGCCGATTGAAAAGCCTTTATACACCTCATCGAGACATTTCTGCACCGCAATGGGGTCGATGATTTTCGCGGTGAGAAATAAACCCTTATCATCGACATTCGCCTCTTTCGCGACACCGACTGCGCTAGCGGTGTGCATCTCGCGAATGTTTCGCCATTCCCAATATCCCGGCAATGCCGCCTTGACGGCATCGAGGGAAACAATTTCGCCGTCTAAATCTCTGGTCGGCGTTGAAGCGTAACCGCTGACTGTGCAAGAACCATCTTTGTGCTTTTCCACCTTGGTCAGCGGTAGAAATAAATTGAAATCATTCATAATCCAATCCTTAATCCGGAATATCAATACCCGTCAAACCCCAATTGGTATTCCATTGCGATTCGGTCGCGGCCCCGGAATAGGTATTGAACCATTGCTTATAATATCTCCACAAACCCGACCGCGTATTAGGCGGCAATGAGTAAGGAACGTTCCAGTACCACACTCGGCACAACATTGCAGCGAGACAAAGATTTGTCACCAATTCCCCCGCATTGGTCGCGTCGTTGTTGATTGACCACGAATTGATGAAATTCCGCTGTTGATCAGTGAGTTTCGCGAGCTGCATGGGGATTAGACTCGGCGTGAGCATGAACGGGCTCACACCCGGGCCACTCTGTTGAACGAGATACGTACCAAGCAATGATTCCTGAGCCGCAGTGCCCATAAGCAAATTATGCGCCGTAGTGGAATATGGAATACCAACCTTATTCAATTCCAACAGTGCGTTTTGAACTACGTACTGCGAGAAATCTGCGGCGAGGATGCTCACGGGATAAGTCCCGCAAACGGGCCGGCGAGACCATGGGCGACATTGTTCAATAGATCAACCGCCAGCGGGGCGCATTGGGTTTTGATCACATTTTCCACACTGCGAACGGTTTCGATCTTCATCGCAATTCCGGTCGGGCCGCTGACGTTCACCGACGCGAGTTTATTCAATCCCGTGAAACATTGCACCCCCGCGGTATCGCCTGCGGCATTGGCAACCGCGACCGCGGCGGCCGTATCACTCGCCGTAAGTTGCATCAGCGGATTCGTACCCGAGCATGATGTAAGACACAAAATCCCCACCGCTGAAAGACAGATTTGCAATCCTTTAATCATTTCTTCACCTGTTTCGTGAATTTCACACTCGCCAATCGTTTCAATGCCGCACGGCGATGCTTACGCGCATAGCGAGGGGAGTGGAGTTTTTTCCGCCGTGCAGCCTTGATTTGGGAAATCATTTGAAAAATGATATATTATGGCACCAAACCGGTTTGCAAAAGCAAGAGAAGATTCGACACCATTGCGAGGCCATCGGGATGCAACGCGCCCGAAGACGTGAAAGTCACACTCAACGGCGTAGTTTGCGGGTTTTGCGAAACCTGCAAGGTCAGGGTATTGTTTTCCATATCGGTGATAACATAAGTAGTAGTGCTACCACTCACACTCTTCGTCTGACTAGCCATGTTATGAACTCCTATTTAAGCGTTAGAATCACATGATGGTCTAAAAACCACATTAGACCACTAATAAACCCGCCGATTGTGGTAATTCCACCCACGACCAGCGCACAAATTCGAACAATTGCCCATGAGACACCGTTAATTCGTTGGTGCATTTCAACCAAATCTTCCAACGTTTGTTCGATGCCGTTTAAGCGATCGCCCATGATTTCGATTTTTGTTTCAATTGACGCAACGCGTTCTGTAATGTCGGCCATTTAATATTCACCTTCTGACTACGTAGCAATGATATTCTGCCCCAATACTCGAGTTTGGTATTGGTGCGAATGTAGAAATTGTTCCAATGGATCGCGGCCGACTTTGATCCATTCAATAACCAATGCAGGGTGGTGGTTAGAGATGGTGTTAATTGCACCCTGTAATGCCTCGGATTCCATGCCCTCGATGTCGAGTTTAATGAAATCGACGTGAGGAAGATTGAGCGATTCCACAAACGAATCAATGGTCATCATTTTCACGGGTAATCCGTGAGAATAGGAAATCGATTGACCTATGAATTCGGTATTAGTTGAAAATCGCATTTCCAACGAACCGAACGATCCGCGGGTGGTGTAATCCGGCTGCGGACAGGTGATTTCCGCGTCCTCGTTGCCCAACGCGTAATTAAACACCCGGCAATTGAAGAGATTATTCAGCGCGATATTCCCGCACAACGCGTAAAACAATCTCTCTTGGGGTTCGAATGCAAACACCTTACCACGCGATGAAAGATGTTTACCGAGTTCAATGGTCATTACGCCTATATTAGCGCCACAATCCAAGGCAATAATATCACGTTTACGCTGTTGATGTAAATCATCGACCAATGAACGAATTTCTTTAACTTCTTCCGCATCGTAATGACCCTTGGATAAAAGCTGAAAACCTACGCCATATGCAGCATGCGGGAGATAATGCACATCCAAGTGATTGAAGATCAGTGGACCATGATCCGTCGCGGCGAGAATGAAAGGGCGCGAATAATTAGGCATATTCATTATCTTTCACCGCCTTTCGAAGATCATGATAGATCGTGTTCAAACACGTCTCCCAATCATTGGGGTCCGATTGGCGATAGATTTTCATCGTATCGTACCATGGTAGACCGGTGCCATGATCGATATCTTTCCAACGCCAGCAATTAACATATTGCGACAGCATCCACGTGGGTTTACCCATTCCGGCCGCAACATGTGCCACCGCGGTATCGACTGTGATTACAAGGTCCAATTTCGCAATAAACGCCGCCGTATCGGCCCACGTGTGTAACAACCCCGAAACGTCATTCACCAATGCCTCGCAGGATAACGATTCAATATCCTGTGAATTCTCACCCTTTTGCAACGACCAGAGGTGAACATTGGGGATCGTCGCGAGTTGAAGCCATAATTTCAACGGTGCGATCCTGCGTCGCCAATCGAGTTCCGTGTTACGCTTCCCGCTCGCCCAACAAATACCAACGTTGAAGACATTATCACCCTCATACACCCGCGGGGTGACAATTTGCGGCGGGGTGATATACGGCGCGGGGGAAATGTCTTCCCATTCAATGCCTAAATGATACATCGCCGAATACATCGGCGTATGGAAATTGAACTGGGCCATTGAGTGCTCGTTACAGTCTTCGAGCGGTAGAACCCCATCGCAGAAATTCTCAAACAATCCGCACAATTCCCGCGGGAGACTTAACGTAACATGCGCCCCCAATGCTTGCAGGTTTTTCGCAAACCGTGCGCACATTATCGAATCGCCATAACCCTGTTCACCGTGCAACAACACGCACTTTCCATCAATATCCTCACCTTGCCATTCGGGAATGCGATAATCCCAAGGTGGAAGATGAAGCAATTGTTCCCAACGGCATTCGTAGAACTCTAATGCCTGATGCAAATTTTTCCCACTTCGCAAATGCGCATGGGCGATGTCGTTGCGGAGTTGGTAATTATCACCCCCAAGACCCACAACGCGCTGAAAGCTCTCGATTGCCTTGTCACACAATCCCATGCGGTAATATAAAAGCCCGAGATTGTGCCACACGCCGGGGTTGTCGGGCGTGAGTTCACCCGCACGCTTCAATGCACTAAATGCCGAGGTGTATTTTTCGCGCCGCGTGAGAACATTGCCGTAATTGTTCCACAAATTGCCGTCAAATGGTAAATAATTCACTAAACGGCCATAAACCGCCTCAGCGGCTTCCAGGGAATTATCCGCCGCCAATACCAAACCATAATTCGCCAACGCCGGGAAGAACATTGGGTCACAACGCAGCGCCGACCAAAAATGCAATCGCGCGCCGCGATGATCACCATTTAACAACAATTGAACGCCAATGTTATTCAATTCACTAGCATCGGGCATAAATTAAAAGCCTTGAAATAAGGGTGAGAATTGGCATGCGGACGGGATTAGAAATGCATTCGTCTCCCGTCCGGCCAAAACAACATTTGCAGCCACAGCACAAGTAGGCACGCAAGCGATACATGTGGT